GGCCCAAACGCAACCGACGGGCTCCGCGTCATCGCTCTTTCGACCGGAACGCTCGCCACCGTGCCGTGGAAGCGCACCTCGAACTTCGGATTCGGGTTCCTGCGCCTCAACACCGACCTCGCGGGCTTCTACGGTCCGTCGATGGCTCTCGAACTCGCCGCTCCGCAGGACGAGTACGACAAGCTGTCGAACAAGATCCAGGTCGCACACGACTTGATGGGCGGAAGCCACATCATGGTGCAGGCTGGCACGCTTGGTAAGACCAAAATCGACAACGATGTCGGTACGATCATCGAGTACCAGGGCGCGAAGCCGGACGTTTTCAATCCGCAGCCCGTCCACCCCGACACGTACTCCTACAAGGACATGATCGCGCAGAACATGCTGCGCTATCAGGGCATTTCCGAGCTTTCCGCTCAGTCCTTGCTGCCGGCAGGCCTTCGTCAGGCGTCGGGCCACGCGCTTCGCGTGTACGACGACATGGAAGACTCGCGCTTCCGCGTTGCTCACGAGGCCGTGCGCCAGTTCCACGTCGACCTGGGCTGGCTCATCGTCGATGCGTGCGAAGAGGCTGCGGAGAACGGCGAAGACATCGAGATTCTCGCCCCTGGCCAGGGTGCGCTGGAGCGCATCAACTGGTCCCAGGTGAAGATGGACCGCAAGGAGTACACGCTCCGCTGCGAGCCCATCTCTGCGCTGTCTCAGAGCAAAGCGGCCCTGCTTCAGGAGACCCTGGAGCTCGTCGACCGCAAGATCATCACGGACCGTCGTGTGGTCGCCAACATGCTGAACATCCCGGACGTGGACGCGACGCGCGACCTCGAAACGGCGGACGTCGACGTGGTCGACAAGGCGTGTTCGCTCATCCTGCGCGGCCAGGATTACCCGGATCCTGACAAGCGCCTGCTTCTCGACGTCGCCTACGACCGAGCTCGCAAGCACTACAACAAGGCCCGCGTCGACGGCGTGCCCGAGGACCGCATCGCGGCTCTCGACGACTACTTGTCCAAGATTGAGGCATTGATCGCGCAAATGCAGGCCGAGGCCCGTGAGGCTCAGGCAGAAGCGCAAGCGATGCAGCAACCGCCGGCTGGTCCGGCACAACCAGCAGCACCTGAGGGCGCTGCGCAGCAGGAGGTACCGAATGTCTGACGATCTTTACGCACGCATGAACGCAGCGGCCAGTGAGGCCATCAAGTCGGCGACGCCCGAGGACTCTGGCGACGAAGTGCAGGCTGCTCCCGAGGAGCAACCGGAGACGCTTGAGGAGCCGCAGGTCGAGCCCGAGGTCGAAGGCGAAGGCGACGAGGCCGAGAAGGTCGAAGAGACCGAGGCTGCGCCCGAGGAGGCCGAGGCTGCGGAGGAAGAGTCCGACATCGCGGACGAGATCCTGGCCGTTCGCCAGGCTGCGGAGCGTCGTGTTCGCAGTGCCGAGACCAAGGTGCGCGAGCTCCAGGCCAAGCTGCAGGAGTCCGAGAAGCGCGTCGAGCATGTGCAGCGTCAGGTCGTCGACGAGATCTTCAAGCGTCTTCGCCGCTCGCCCGCGCGCACGTTCAAGGAATTCGGCTTCGATTTCCAGGACCTGATCGACGCCGGCATGCGCGAAGGCCAGATGCACGAAGGTGCGTTTGGCGAGATCGACGAGGTTCGCCAGGAGATTCGAGCTCTGCGTGAGGAGCGCGAGCGCATGCGCGAGGAAGCGGAGAGCCGCAACGCGCAGGTTCAGCTCGCCGAGGCTCGCACGAGCTTCCTTCGCCAGGTCTCGAAGGACAAGTTTCCGACGCTCTACAACATGTTCGAGGACGACGTTGAGTCGCTCTGGAGCGAGGCCATGAGCGTTGCCGAGGCTCACGAGGAGCAGCATGGCGAGCCGCCCGAGGACATGGCCGTCATTCGTTACCTCGAAGACAAGTACAAGCGAAAGCTCTCACGTTTGGGTGCGGCCCCTGCGGCCACTCCTGCACAGGTCTCGCAGCCCAAGAAGGCCGTGAAGACCATTTCGACGAAGGCTGCCAGCGAGACGCGGACTGCTGGCAAGCCCTTTGGACAGCTCGATGCCGACCAGCAAAAAGCTGCCCTTCTGGCCGCAGTCAAAAAAGCAACCTCGCAATCGACAAACTAGGAGTTTGAATCATGCCGTACACCAACCCGACCTACTCTGCCGTTCAGGCCATCCTCAAGACCAAGTACCCGGATGGCGCGATCCCGCAGGCGCTCTACAAGAACTTCCCGCTCCTGGCTCTCGTCAAGAAGACGACGAACTTTGACGGCGACTTCCGCGTTGTGGCGCTCCAGAACGAGCGTCCGCAGGGCTCCTCGTCGCAGTTCGCGATTGCTCAGGGCGTCGCGAAGTCTGGCACCAATGGCGGTGGTGGCTCGTACAAGCGATTCAGCGTCTACCGCACGCGCCACTACGGTCTCCTCCGTATGGACGGCGAGACCATGAAGGCGGCTGTCCGCACTTCGGGCGCGCTCGTTGACCTCTGGAACAACGAGACGGACGGCATCTCGACGAACGAGCTCCAGGAACTTGAGTTCCAGCTCTTCGGCGACGGCACCGGCACGCGCGGCCTTGTCCTCAGCGGTGCGACCACGACCGCCACGAGCTTTACGCTTGCTACCCCGTCGGACGCGGTCAACTTTGCTCTCGGCATGAAGCTCGACTTCATTGCTCCGGCTGGCACTGCGCCTATTGCAACGACGCCTGCCACGACGGACGCTGGCAACGGTGTCTACGTCTCGGGCATCAACCGTCAGACTGGCGTTATCACCGTTGTCGGTGTCGGTGGCGCGGTTAGCCTCGTTACGGCTGGCGTTACGACCAACTACAAGGTCGTTCGCTCTGGCGACTTCAACGCTACTCCGGGTGTCGTTTCCGTCGGTACCGGCTATGCGAGCGGCCCCGTCACCGGTATCCAGTCCTGGATCACGACCCCGGCGGTTGGCGACGACTTCTGGGGCCTTAATCGCACGGCGGACCCGGTTCGTCTCGCTGGCCAGGTTCTCGCCGTCTCTGGCCTCCCGATGAACGAGGCGCTCATGGAGGCCGAGGCTCGCGTGCTCGTGCAAGGCGTTGGCAACCCTGACACGATCCTCGTGAACCCGCTCGACCTCCAGAACCTCAAGAAGGCTCTCGGGTCGGACGTGGTCTACGACCGCGTGCAGTCGAACGTCGCTGGCATCTCGTTCAAGAGCATCCAGTACGACGGTGCGAACGGCCCGATGAACATCGTCGCGGATCCGTTCTGCCCGCGCTACAAGGCGTTCATGCTCCAGCTTCCGAGCTGGGAGCTCTCGACGCTCGGCGCGGCTCCGCAGATGCTCGACTGGGACAACAACGACTACCTCCGCGTGAACGACAACGACCAGTACGAGGTTCGTTTCGGCCACTACGGTCAGTTCCTCTGCAACAACCCTGGTGCGAACATCATTCTCACCAGCTTCGGTCTCTGACCGGTTGAGCATTGGCGCGCTGCCACGCGGTGGCGCGCCTTTGCTACACCTCCACTAGGAGTAACAACATGGCACTGAACCGTTATCTCTACCCTGCGAAGAACTCGAACCTCCCCGAGTTCATCATCATGTCCCAGCGTTGGGGCGTTGGTGCGTCTGGCGCTGTCACCACGCTCGGCGCGTCGACGGATCCTGGTCGCGGCCTTTCGCTCACTCGCACTGGCACGGGTGCATACAACCTTCAGTTCGCCCCGGACTCGGATGGCGCATACCCGTCCGTGAATGCGATTGTGCACCCCATCGTGACCATCATGGACAGCGTCGTTCCGACCATCGTCCAGATCACCAACATCACCCAAGGCGGTTTCACCTTCCAGGTGAGCACGACGGCTGGCGTTGCTGACGATGTGTCGAGCGGCGGCATGATCTGCATCAGCCTCATCTGCACCAACAGCTCGGTGGTTGCGTGATGAAGGGCAAAGGCGGCATGGCCCTCATGATCGCCATCGGCAAGAAGAAGCCGGGGATGGGCTCGGAGCGACCCTCCAGCCCCTCTCTTGCTTCGGACGAGGAAGACTCTGGCATGGAGCTCGAATCCATGGCGAAGGCTTTCTTCGAAGCTGGTAGCAAGGGCAAGTACGGAAAGGCTGCGAGCATCTTCAAGGAGATGAGCAAGGCCTGCAGTGGCGAAGGGTACGAGGAAGAGGATTGACGCATGGCATACTCGCGGACGCTTGCTGAACTGGAACTGGCTGTGCGGCGTGAAGCCGACATGGTGAACTCGCAGTTCGTCACGTCCGATGAGGTGCGTGCGTACATCAACCAGTCGTGGGCTGAGCTCTACGACCGGATCGTGCTTTTCGACCAGGAATACCTCCTGCGCTACGTGGACATCGTGTCCACGGGCGCGGGGGAGTATGACATCCTCAATGCTGGCAAGACCGGTCTCGTTCGCTCGGTCTCGTGGTTTTTGCCGTCGGGTTCTGGCTACGCAGTTGGCGATGCTGTCCTCCTGACGCAGCCCTCGACGGGTGCGGCCAACGCTATCATCCAGGTCACAGCGGTGACTGGAACGGGTGCGGTGACGGCTGGAACGGTGATCGCTGCGGGCAGCGGCTACGTCAGCAGCTCGCTCACGACCAACACGGCAACGCTGAACATGTCGGCCCTCACGGGCTCCGGCGTTGGCGGATCCACATTGGCCTACGTAGAGAGCGACTTCTACAAGTGCAAAGGCGTCTGGTACGGCAGCGCCTCGTCTGGTGCGACCAACTGGAACCCCCTTCGTCGCTTCCAGTGGGATGAGCAGAACCTGCTTCGTCAGGTGGGAATCTACGAAGCGACGAACGAGCTTCCGTACTACCGCGTATATACGGTATCTGGGCGAGAGATCCTCTCGATTGCCCCGGATACGCTCAGTGGGTCGTACCGCGTGTACTACTACCCTGCCCCACAGAAGATGCTCATCGACTCGGATCGCGTCGATGGTCGCTCTGGCTGGGACGAGTGGGTCGTGAAGGACAGTGCGATCAAATGCCTACTCAAGGAAGAGAGCGTGGAGCAGGCCGCCGGCATCAAGGCCGTGCGTGATGAGCTCTTCCAGCGTTTCCAGCTTCACGCGGCAGAGCGTGATGCTTCTCAGCCGGAGCGTATTCGTAATACGGGTCTCTTGAGCCGTCGTGTTGGATGGTGGAGGTGAGCCATGTCGGGAGCAAAGCCCGAGCAGTTTACGCCAAGGCCTTCTGGTAACGCCCAGCTCGACCGCGTTCAGCGGGCGGTATCGGACTCGACGGATGCTATTCGTCAGCAGCCGCCGCCGTCGCAGACGGTTACGAGTCTTGGAAGCGGTTCTCCGGGTCAGGGCATCACGTTCAAGCCTGGCCAGATCGTAGATGTTCCGCACAACCTGGGACGTACGCCGAACGGCTTCAACATCGCGAAGGTCGTGACCAACACGCCGAACGCGAAGTCTGCCCCATACGCCACGCCGAACCTGCAGGTTGTTGAAGTTCCCGGCCCTCTCGGGCAAAAGATCATGCGGCTGCGCTACATCGCGCCGAAAGACGACAACGGCAACGACGTCCTCGACCCCGTTCGCCTGCACCTGGAGATTCGCTGATGGCTTCGAACGAGCAGATCGTTAACTCTCCCGTCGTTGCAGGCCTCGACAACTACACGGACGAAAACAACCTGAAGCCTCCTGCGCTCGTCACGGCGAAGAACGTGACGATGCGTAAGCCTGGAAGCCTGGAGAAACGCAATGGCTTCTCGCTGGTCACGGGTGTGAGCGGCCAGCCTGCGTCGGCCTTTGACGGCGACTCGGTCCCGAACCCCAACATCGAGTCGCTCGGCATCAACGAGTCGGCCAGCGGCGAGCGTGCGCTCCTGGCTTCCGGCTCGAAGCTCTACGAGTTCGTGGGCTCGGATGCGACCCATGGCTGGCGCACGGTTAACCGTCTTCCTGAATTCATCGGTACGCTCAATGCCGTGACGTCATCGGGTGGCAGCGTCATCGAGATCGACTCGATCCCGAGCAACGACGGCGAGTACATCTTCACGGCGTGGCTGACCGGAGCTCGTACCGGACAGGAGCTGTCGAGCGACCTGGCCTATGAGAACATGACCTCGGCGTCCTACAACGCGTTCGGCAACGTGCTGTATTACGCTGTACAGAAAACGTCTGACGGTACGTTCGTTGTTCCGCCAACGGTTCTTCAGGCGAATACGTCTGCGCCACTGCTGAACCTTCGCCTGACGCGGCTGTGGGTAACGGGTTCGAGCTACAACATCATCGCTGCGTGGCAGAATGGTGGTTCGATCCAGTACAAGATGTACAGCTTCACGTCGGCTACGCTCAGTGCGCAGTACGCGCTTGGGACGACGGGGCAGACCTGCTTCCGGTCCTTCGACGTTACGGGCCTCCAGCGGTCCGTCCTGGGCACTTCAGCCATGGTGTGGGCCACGTGCCCGCTCGACACGTCTGGAGCCGCTCCTGCGGCCTTGTACGCAGAGCTCGTGACGGTCAACCCGACGACTGGCGCTCAGACGTTCAACGCTCAGGTGCTGAACATCATGGCCAAGGCAGCGCCTGGTGCTGGCACCTGGTACCAGGCGTGGGCGTTCCGTGGCATCGTGCTTGAGCAAGATCCCGTCGCGGGCGAGATCGCTGCCTCGGCGCGAGCCATCACGCAGTACTACTCGGCTCCTGCGACGGCCACTGGCAAGCTCGACGGCCAGCTCTGGACGGTGTTCCTTACGGCAGCGCCCGCCTCGTTGACGGTCAGCGCCAACAACGCGCAGATCCCGTTCATCGGCTTTCAGACGCAGGACAACCACGACAACGTCCTCGCGACAATCACGGGTACTTCGCATGTCAGTGGAACGGTTCAGATGCTTGAGCCGTTTGCGACGCAGGTGACGCCGGCTCCAACACTTTACACGCCTTCGAACCTGCGTACTCCGTTCACCATCACCGGCCAACTTCCAGATCTGACGTTTCAGACGTACGTCTGCTCAAATGCCAGTTGGTCAGTGTTTACCGGTGGAGCTTCGTACGTCCAGTACATGACGCTCAGCATTACTGGGCCGAACCTGGCTGGATACACGACAAATCTGAACCAAAGCGTTTATGGCCCAGCGCCAGCGTTTCCGACTCCGACGCATACGTATCCACAGGATGCTCCTCAGCCGATCACGATCACCGAACTTCGGCAGATCACCGCCGTAGATATTGCCAGCATCGCGGCTTCGTTGAGCGGATTTACGCCAGGCATTCATCTTGGATGCCCCGTCTACGTTGGTGCAGTAATCGTATGCTATGTGGCTGTGTTCGTTAACCCTGCTGGGTTCGTGACGGAGATTGCCATCCAGGACGGTCTCCCTGGGATTGTGCCAACGGCTGGAAATCCGGCAGTTGGAACCGCGATCACGGACATCACGATTCCTCGTGCGGGTCCATTCGTGTGGCCGGCTGGCGGCCTCGCGTACAGCAGCCTGTACAATTCAACTGATCCCCTGAGAGCACTCGACGCTCCGAGCCGAACGGTCAGGACGACGAACACCCGATACGTGCAGGACGGAGAGCTTGAGCACTGCGTTCATCGCTGGGACGTGAAGTCGAACTCCGGCGTAGCGTTCATCGCCCTGTCGTCGGTCAGTGCGAACCTCATGACCACGCCTGGTGGAGATGCTCCATTTGGAGCAGCGGAGCCTCACAAGCAGAACAACATGTTCGAGGTCTACCGTTGGAACCAGTCGACGGACCGGCTGCTTGTTGCAACCAATGGGTCTCCGACGTCGAGCGTTATGGTTGGAGCTATCGGTGGGCCATGGCGCATGGTCGGCGGTCTCATCAAGGCCAGCTCCGGCAACCAGCTCTACTGCGCGATCTGCCCAGGAGGCGACGAATACCAGCGCAACACGTTCCTCGTGCGCATCGAGGCATCGAACCCATTCACCATCTCGTATGCCGCGCAGGCAAAGACGGATCCTGGTGGCGAAGACTACGTATACGAGGGGAACCCTGGTCTCTTCGTTGAGTCGTGCAACATGATGCGCGTGACGTCGGCTCCGTTGAACCTGCCGAGCCTTCGGGTGTTTGATGGTGTTGGCATGTCGGTCGCTGCGATGCGTGACGGCTCGTCTCGTGGAACGCAGGACATCTTCAACATCTCGTACAAGTCCGGCGCGTCGACCTGGAGGAAGCTGCTTCAGCTCTCCGACTACACCTTCATCAACGGCGGCACCCTTTCCATCTTCGATGGTGCCAGCTCGTATGAGGCCACGTCGCTCATGTGGCCGCAGAAGGACCTGACGAGCATCAACTGGCCCATCGTTTCGCCAGACGTCTACATCGTGACGGCTCAGGGTTCGCAGAACAACGTGCAGAACACGTTCTCGGCCAATGCGTTCTACGACCGCACGGGAACCATGGGCAAAGATGCGTACTGCGTGGTCAACGTCACGCGTCCATGGTTCAAGTACGAGGCCGGCCTCAACGACAAGAATGGGTTCAACAACCCTCTCGGCTGTGGCTGGGGCTACATCAAGACGTTCTGGGGTGGCGAGCCGAGCAAGAACTACGAGACGGTCTATGCAGACCCGCGTGTGGCTCAATACAACTTCGGCAAGGCCAGCTACGCCAACGGCTGGGATGCGGCCAACACCGAGAAGCAGCACTATTACGGCAGGTACCAGGATACGCCGCGTAACTTTGATCTGACCAATGGGAAGCCGTTCGGCATTCCAACGGGCGGCATCAGCACGGCGCTTTACCTGTGGGCCCCTCGTTCGGCTGCCGGATGGGGCAACCTCCAAGTCAACCTGTACAACCCGGCGACGGCTGGCGGCGACTTCCTCATGCGTTGGACGTATGAGTACACCGACGGAACGGGTCGCATCGTTCGCTCGGCTCCGAGCAACGCGACGCAGTACACCGTATGCGCCGAGATCCAAGGCGACTGGTACGATGCATCGAACGCCAACGAGGCACCCGAGTACACGGGCGGAGCCGTCACCGAGTTCCGGTGGGGCTTCTTCGCTCCTCGTCTGGAGTTGACCAATCGTCTCAAGACGGCTGCTGCGGATGCCCAGCGCGTCTCGCTTCAGCCGTACACGACTGCTGAGCCGTACTCGACGGTCCTGTACCGCATGCCGCTGTCGAGCTGGAGCTCCCCGTCGGCCTCGTTCGTGGTCAACCGCAACGTGACGCGCGGCGTCGTCCCGTACTCGTTGACGCCGTACACGGCCAACACGGCGCTCGGCTTCGTCATCAACAACTTCTCGCTCTTTGACGGGCCGCAGAAGGACTACAACGGCCTGCTCTCGGAGCCGTTCATCTACACGACCGGCAACGTGCTCGACAACGTGCCGCCGCCGTCGGCATTGGCGATGTGCGTGCACCAGAACCGTCTTGTCATGGGCGGAGCCGACGATGCCACGACGATCTGGTTCAGCAAGGAGCTCTCTCCCACCGAGGCTCCTGGCTTCAACGACGCGTTGACGCTGCAGATCGACGACGGCGGAGCGGTCACGGGCCTTGCTTCCATCGAGAGCGCCCTCGTGGTGTTCAAGACCGACGACATCTTCGTCGTGGCCGGCACGATGCCTGACTCGACGGGATACGCTCCCTCGCTCTCGACGCCGCTCAAGCTGCCTTCTGGCATCGGATGCATTGATCACCGTTCGGTCATCGAGACGCCCGTCGGCATCTTCTTCCAGAGCAAGCGCACCATCGAACTCTTGAAGTCGAGCTTCGAGGTCGAGCCGGTTGGTCTCAAGCTGACCGGTCTCAACGGCTTCGACAACGTGACCATCACCTCGACGGCTCATGCACCTGAGACGCAAGAGGTCTACTTCACGTATTACTCGAACGGCAACGAGGCGAACATTGGCTTTGCCGTGTTCAACTACGCTCTCATGGCGTGGGTTACGTGGGTGGTCAATCCGCTTGGCGATGCGAACTTCCGTGTTGCGGTCATCAACGGCAAGCCCTGCATCGTCTGCAAGGAGACCAACGCGGCCACGGCTTCCGACCAGGCGTTCTACTACACGCAGAACCCTTACTGGACGGACGTCCTGCAGACGAACACGTACTCGTTCGTGGCGATGGAGCTCGCGACGGCACCCTTCGGCCTGCACGAGATTCAGGGCTACGAGCGCCTGAAGCGTGCCTCGGTGCTGACGGAGCTGGAGAACGGCTCTTCGGTCGGAGCTCCTGGCATCGTCATCTTCAACGGCGGCGTGCAGGGCAACAGCTTCCAGCAAACCCCGTGGACGTCAGCTCAGGTCGCCGAGCTCATGACCTCGACGCACTGGGATGGCCGATTCGAGGTTCACGTTGCGGAGCAGAAGAACCGATCGCTCGGGCTGGGGATCGTCGAGAACCCTGCGACGACGCCATCGTTCAACAATCCCAACCTTCGCGTCTCTGGATTTGCATTCCGCATCGGCTTGAAGGCTGGCTTTAACAAGCGTACAACCGAGACAGCGCGCCGCTAGGGGTACCCATGGCTGAAATTACCGATGACCAACTCCGGCTTCTTGAAATGCTCCAGCGCGAGCGTGCTGATAAGAACGCCGTTGATTTTGAGCGTGCCGCAAAGGCTGGCGCGACGGGTGGCGCATTGGCTGGTCTGCCTGGAGCTCTCGTCAGCGCGGGCCTTAGTGTTGCGACCCCGTTCGTCTCCAAGGCCCTTGGTGGACTCTTTGGCGTAGCGGATGCCGAGGAAGAGGAGCGTCGTGCCATTGAGCGCGCCAAGCAGCCCTTTAAACAGGTTGCAGAGGGCGGAACGACCCAAGGGCAGGCTGGCATCGGATACGCCCGTGGACGGGCCATCCAGGACCTGCAGGCGCAGGCCGCTCGTGGCACGGCACAGCAGCAGGCTGGTCTTCAGCGTGCGGCCATGCAGCAGGGCGCTGACGTGCAGGCGCAGTATGCAGCTCAGCTTGCAGAGCTTCGGTCTCGTGAGCAGGAGCGTGCTCGCGCTGCGCTTGGCGAGCTTGAACAGATGGACGCCATGCGTGCGGCCCGGTCTGCCCAGCGTCAGCGTCAGGGCCTGGCTCAAGCCATCGGTGGTGCAATCACTCCACTCGCGCAGCAACTGCTCACGCCCAAGTCGCCTGCTCAGGTTGAGGCGGACCGCATTGCGGAGGCTTCCAAACTTCTTGGTGCCGACTATGCCTCCATGGGGGCCACGGGTGGCGGTGGCATTTCAAGTCAACAGGCTGCTCAGGCCCTTGGCTTCGGTGGCGCTGCGGCTCCATCTATCGCCTCTGCGGTTGCTCCTGTTGTTGCAGGCGTCGGTGCGGCAGTTGCCGGTGCTGGTGCGGCTCCAGCGAACGAGATCGAGGCACAGTTGGCTGCGCAGGATCAGTCTCTTGCGTCGCTTGATCCGTCTGTGCGTGCGGCGATTGGCCCAAGTGCTGCAGACATCGAGCAGAGCGGTCTTGCCGCCTTCGGTGGTGTGCCTGATCCGACATCCGTGTCTGGTCGCAATCGTCTCGTGACCGGCAAGGGGATCGAGCGCGGTACGCGCATGGTTCCCGTTACGGCGAGCGAGCAGGCGATGAAGCTCCAGTCCGACCAAGAGAACCTGGCAAACCTTCAGGCTGGACGCAGCTCGATGGGTAGCGGCATCATGAGCGTTCGCTCGGCAATTCCCGAGATCAGTTCTGGTGGTGGCCGAGACTTCGAGACGCAGAATCTCCAGCTTGCCTCTGATATTCGCCCGGCCAGCGCAGAATCAACTCAGGCTCAGATGGCTCCGCTGACGACTGCTGGATTCCCCACCAGCCAGGCAATGGAGTCGGTAGAAGCATTGCGACAAAAGCGCCAAAACCGCATGCCTCGCAGCATGAAGCGCGTTCCTGGCGGTGGCGGATTCGGCTTCTGAGAGGACAACATGGCTGCACCCAAAACTACGTCGTCTTTTCGCCGCGCAATTGGATCGGTACCGTACGTCGGATCCGTTGCCGATATCTTGGATGTGGACGTTCCAGAAGGAACCGGAGCAGGCACAAACCCACGCGGTCTTGCACTGAGCAAGCCTGCCACTGATTCTTCGGAAACTACTAAGTCGACGGAGCCCGCAGGACCAACTCTCACGGCATCAGGGGTTGCTGCAGCGAATCCCGCTTCTGATGGTTATGGACCGATGTATGACTTGGCCACTGGCACAACGACCAGGTGGTCTGAGTCAGAGGGTGCTGGCCGTGGCGGACCTCCGGTCGGCCTGAACACTCCTCCGGCTGAAGGTCCTCCGGTTCAAAACGAAAAAGCCAGCCAGCTTGCCATGCTCGACCAGCTCTACGCGGAGTACCGAGGCATGCGCGGAGCTCCGGCCGTGCGCATGAACCGAGACATCCGCGAAGGCATCGCTGGTCAGCAGCGGGCTGCGCGCGGTGTTCTTGAAGCAATCGGGGCAGAGGAGCCTGGTCAGCAGGCGGCTCGTGCCGGCATGATGGCCGAGGGTCAGAGGTACATCGCAGGTCTGCAAAAGTTGCGAGGTGAGCAGGAGCAGCTCTTCGGCGCTCGCCGTGCGGCGATGGCTGAGGACGAGGCGCGCATGGCGCAGGCCGAGAAGTCGTTCGACGCCTCGCGCGTCATCCGTGAGGTGGGCAGCAGCCCGCTCTCGACGGGTGCGCTCTCGTTCGCGGCTGGTCTTGTCGGTGCTCTCAAGGGCCAGGCTGGCGACATGGGTCCGAACCAGATCCTCGCCGAGGTCGACAATGCCATTAAGCGCGACGTGATGAACCAGGAGACCGAATACAGCCGCATGAAGGACGGCATTGCTGGTCGCCGCACGAACTTCGTCGACGCGATGAAGATGGGCGCGAGTGAGAACGAGGCTCTTGCTGCTGCGACGATGGCCTCGATGGACCAGCACAAACGCGCACTGGAGTTTGCTGAACAACGCATCACTGGAGCGAAGGAGAAGGGCGCGATCAAGCAGGCCATCTCGCAGCTCGACATGCAGCGCGGCAAGATCCAGATGGACATCGACTTGAAGAACGCCGCGAACTACGTGGCGATGAACAGGTCGCGCCTGGCTGGCATGGCTGGAGTTCTTGAGACGCGCGCCAAGCTCTTGGGCATGGACCCGGAAGCCCGTCAAAAGGCGTCGGATCAAGCGCGCGCCATCATGGATCCGCGCTTTGACGATACTCTCCGTGCGGCAAAGGGCGTTGGTCGCGTTCGCTCGCTCATGATGGAGCTCAGCCCGCAGAAGCAGCGTGAGATCTGGGACACGAGCGTTGGCAATATCCTTCGCGATGCAGCGACTAGCATGGAAGCTCGTTCGGCTGGCAAGGATGGGAATGCCGTGTTGGCAGCCATCGGTAAGGCCATCTCTGCTGGCATGAAGAGCGCCTACTCGCCTGAACAAATCCAGATGTTGAACCTTGCTCAGAAGCTCGTGAACGAGGAGCTTCGCAACATCTCGGGTGGCTCGGTTACGGATGGTGAAGCTCTTCGTAACCTGCTGAGCCGCAACTGGAGCAGCTATGAAGGCTTCCAGAACTGGATGGATACGCAGGAATCCGACGCGCGCTCGGCGCTCAACAAGTATACCGTGCAGTCCAAGTATGCCGACCCCAACGTGTCGGTCATTCTTGATAACGTGATGCTTCCCGCCGTTGCCGAGATCGACAAGTACAACCAGTGGAAGTCTTCTCAGCCGTTCTACAAAAAAGGTAACGCCAAGTGAAAAGCGTCAATCTCGTTGACCAGCAAGGCAAGGACGTAGCTGTTCCCCAGGAGCAGCTCGTCCCGCTTCTGCGTGCGGGCTTCAAGGTTCGTCCTGGGCAGACCGTCACGATGGGCGACGAGAGTGGCACTGAGATTCCCGTCGAGCGTGTCATCGAGGGTCTCAACCTTGGCTATGCGCCTCCTCGGCTTCAGACCGAGCGCGAGGCGTTCGAGATGGAGGCGCAGAAGCGTTTCGGTGGCGGGGCTGGCCTTGCGGCTGGTCTTGGCTACGGCGCATTGCAGGGCGCAACCCTTGGCCTTGGTGGAAAGGCGCTCATGGAGACCGGCCTCGTGGCCCCGGAGACGCTTGCCCAGCTCGAAGAGGCTCGTGGCGGAGGCATGTTCTCGACCATCGGCGCTGGCGAGCTCGTTGGTGGCGCGCTGGCGTTCAAGGGCGCAGGCAAGCTGCTTGGCCCTGCGGTTGGCAGTGCGGCCGAGGCTGCGATGCTGGAGCGCGAAGCGGCCAAGGGCGTCGGTCGTCGCATTGCGGAGACGGCGGCGAAGGAAGCTGGCATCGGTGCGGCATACGCAACGGGCAGCGAGGTGACGCAGGCCGGTATCGAGGGGCGCGAGGCGAACCTGCTCGAAGCTGCGAAGGCTGGTGCAGAAGTCGGCGGGACGCTTGGTCTTGCTGGCGCTACGCTTGCGGAAGGTGCTGGAAAAGCCAAGGCGATGATGCGGTCTGCTGCGGAGAAGCGCGCGGCCAAGGACATCGTAGATGCTGCGACGGTGACGACGGAGACGCTCGACAAGGACGTGGCCACGTCTCGCCTTGATGCAGAGCGTGAGAACATCAGGGCGTACGCCAAGAATACGCACGACACGCTTGCCGGCATCGTCGAGCGACTGAACAACGCCGCGAAGGGCGCTGATGATCTCGGGTACGGCCTGAGCGGCAAGGGCATCAAGAAGGCGACCGCAAAGGTCGAGGCGCTGCAGAAGGCCATCACCGGCATCGACGAGCGCATCACGTCCAACTACGACCAAGCGATCGTCGACCTTGAGAAGACTCTCGCCGACACCATCAAGACTGGCTTCGAGAACAAGACCAAGCGGGCTGCTGCGCTTGGTACCATCGAGCAAGAGCTCGTAGCTGCTCGCCAGGATTTGGCTGACGCAACGGCGAGCAAGTCGAGCAAGTCGACCATCAACGGCATCGAGAATCGCATCAAGAAGCTGCAGTCGACGCAGGCTTCGATTGCGGAGCAAGAGGCTACGTTCACCGAGCTCGGTACGGCAACGACGAAGCTCGGCACGATTGCCGAGAACCTCGGCCAGCAGTACCGCATCAAGGCGCGCGAGACGGCGCGTGCGAACAGCATCCGTCGCAAGTTGGCTGACACGACCGAGCAGGCGGCAGAGCTTGCGGGTGGATCGGCGCAGGCTGCGCGTGACGAGGCTCGCGAGTTCATGCGCGAGTCGAGCGTGCTGAAGGACAACGCTGGGGCTGCGACGGCTGAAGCCGTCAAGGCTGGCGTGAGCGCGGACGTGCGCTCGGTGTATGCGGACGAGTTCGCTCAGCCGTCTATCGAGGCGGCTCGCGGTGCGCTGGACGGGTTCCGGTCCATCGTTGGCGACATGTTCACGGTGGAGCGTGGTCTCTACCGCGAGGGCGAGCGGCTTGTGGAGGGCGGCCCCAAGAAGGGCGCGACGAAGCTCAGCGTCTTCACGCAGATCTTCGACAGTCCGACGGTGCGCCAGTCGCTGACGCCTGAGAACGCGGCGTATGTGCGTTCGCTGACGAGCTCGGCGAAGGAGAACGACCTCATTCGTGGTGCGCATCACAAGTCGAAGCGCGCTGCGAACATTACGAGGGCCATCGACGAGCAGTTCTCTGCCGAGGGCGGACTTGAGAATATCCTCGGGAAAGAGCGTTACGCGGAGATCGTGGGCGCGGCCAAGTCGGATGCCCAGGCGTTCCTGGCCAACGAGCCAACATCCATCGACGCGCAGAATGTTCTCAACCGGTATCGCCAGATGCGCGCTCCGGTCCAGGGTGCAGAGGAGGCCGTTGCTGCGGTGGAGGCTGCGGCCCCTGCAGCTCCTGCGGCAACGCTCGCGGACTCGACGAACATCGTGGCGGTTGACCCGTCGCAGACCGAGTCGCTGCGCAAGACGCTGGCTCGCCACGAGGCAAACCTGGCTGCAGCCGAGGAGCAGATTGCTGCACTCTCGGAGCAGCGCGCGAATGCGTTCAAGGAGCGCAAGGTTCTGACGGATAAGCTGGCTTCTGCGAAGAGCGATACTCGCAAGAAGGTGCTGTCCGAGAACATCGAGTCGCTTCAGAATCGTCAGAAGCTGATCGATGACTCTCAGCGTCTTGTCGATGGCATGCGTGCAATCGAGCAAGATCGCGTGGCTGCCTTGAAGCAGGCTCGTTCGACGAACTCGATTGACGCTGCACAGGATGCAGCCAATGCCAGCGCGGAGCGCCAGAAGCTCGATACGGCCCGTCGTGCGGCAGACCGACGCGTTCTTGATGAGCGTCGCACGGCACTTGGGACGAAGCTCGAAGGAGCGAAGAACGCCAAGATTGAGCTTGAGCGCCTGGTTGCCGACCATCGCGCAGCGCAGAAGGACCTCGAAGCCTTCATCGGTCGTGGCGAGAAGTTCGTTCGTTCGTCGGGCGGCGGGCGTCTTGTGCCGCTCGCCGAGGAGCAGATCTTCCAGGCGCGCTTCAACGAGTTCATGCGCTCGCCAGAGGGTCGTGAGATCACGGCCTCGCTGAAGAAGGCTGCGCCGGGTTCTACGGGCCAGATGGGCCCCAAGGACGTGGCGGGCATCCTCGGCATGGAACTGCTCGCCAGCAGCCTCCTGGGCCCAGCAATGGGCACTGTCGCAACGGGCATCGCCACGGCTGTCCTGTCGGGCAAGAAGGGCGTCATTCAGGGGATGAAGACGCTGATGAACCCGGTGCGGTTCTGGTCGGTGGCTGGCGACACGATGCAAGCCATGTCGCAGCTCACGACGCAGTCGGGCCGTCGAGGCGAGATGCGCAAGACGTATCAGTTCCCGGTGGCCGAGGCGAACAAGTACCTCGACTCGATTGTGGCGGACCGTGAGTCTGCGAACAACGCGTTCGACAAGCTGCTGCAGAGCGGGGCGGTGAAGGCTGCGAACGTACAGGAGGCTCGTCGCCGGTTCGACTCGGCGCTCGACTACCTGGAGCGCAAGCGCCCGCCGACGATGAACGGCTCTGACGCCCAGGCTTTTGCCAGGTCGGTGGCATTGCTGCAGAACCCGAACCTGCTCACTCAGTTCGTGCGCGACGGGTCATTGCGCCAGCAGGACGTTGACCTCTTGCAGAAGGTGTCGCCTGAGAGTTATGAGCAGTTGCGCGGCGCTGTGTTGGCGCTGCACCAGCAGAAGCCTGCGGCGGCTTCGGCGCTGGCCCCTCTCTTCAAGATCATGGTGAAGGACAAGTACATGATGCGTACGACCCTTCCAATGGCGGTCTTGCAGGCGATGGGCGGGGCTGCTCCTCCTGGAGCTCCTGGCCAGGGCGTGCCGATGCAGTCAAAGAGTGACGCTGCTGCTGCGCGTGGTCGCGCTACGTCAGCGAAGGACTCGCCCACGGCGAGCACTATGGGCTTTGCGGATCAAGGGCCGATCGGCGGTGGCGGCTAATGCCTGCTCCTTGCATCATTCCTACGCTTGATTCCTTGGCGACGAAGCAGTGGGGCTCATTCTGGGATGCGAACGCATCTCAGACGATTCCAACTAACAACGCGACGGCAATCATCACGCTGAACAACTCCGACCCGTCCAACAACGGCGTGAGCATGGTCAGCGGAAGCCGGCTGACGTTTGCATATGGTGGCGTCTACAGCATCACGTTCAGCATCCAGTTCGCCAATTCATCGTCGACGCTGTACGACGCTCAGGTGTGGCTGAGGAAGAACGGCGTAACGAGCGCGTTTGACGTTGCCGATTCGAACAGCCGCCTATCGATTACGGGCAGGCATGGATCGACCAACGGCCACGTCCTCGGCACGGTCAACTTCGTGATGTCGCTGAATGCCAACGATTACATCGTGCTGGCGTGGTCTGCAGAGAATACGGCGGTGGTAATCGAAACGACGGCTGCGACCACTGGAACGCCGACTGCTCCACGAACGCCTGCTGTGATCCTCACGGCAGTGCAAGTCTAAGATTTATGCCGGCACAGGCCGGGGATACCACAGGCAAGGAGAAAGACCATGACTCGAATCGGCACAGGACTTGGATCTCGTACCCATACGTATGCGGCTCGTGTAGACACGACGTTCCGCCAGCTTGAGAGCGCGACGACCGCAAGTACCGCAACGGTGCCGGGATCCGTCGTGGTTCTCTCGACGCTTCCTGCGCGCTGCATCGACAGCGCGTATACGCAGGGCATTTTGATCCGTAATCCGTCGACGACGGTGTCGCTGTTCGTCGGAGACCAGGACTACGCTGGGCAGGCCTGCACGGCTGGCGTTGGCGG